CTCCTGCGCGTCCCTCTCGTCGGGGGCCGGGCCACCGGCGGAACGCCACGCCCGCACGATCGGATCGAGAACCTTGCGGCATGAGAGGCGGTGCCGCAGGTAGAAGTCGCGGGCCCAGGCGTCGAACTTCGGCCGGTCCTCGGCGGCTTTCGACGCACGAGCCTCGAGGCCGGCGATCTCCGCGGCCGCCAGGCGGGCAGCGGCATCGTCGAAGAGGATCGCGAAGGCCGTCCGTTGTCCGTTGTCCGTTGTCCGTTGTCCTGCCACTGACGACTGACCACTGACAACTGACGACTGGCTACGGGCATCCCCGGCGCCGTCCTCGTCGATCAGGAGGTCCTCGTCCTCGTCTTTGGCCTTCGTCGGCGGCTTCTTCTTTCCCTTGCCCGGCTGGCCGCCCTGCTCGTTCCAATCCGGGCCGCCGCCGGCGGGCTGCATGTTCGAGGGGAACCTGGCGGTATCGCCGCCGTCGACCGGGTTTCTGCCTTCCTCCGCGCGGACCTCGTTGACCGTGAGCCAGCCGCCCTGGATGCCGATGTTGTGGGCCTGGGCCCGCACGAGCTTGTTGCCGCGCAACAGGCCGTCGAAATCGTACTTGGTGAAGTAGTCTTCGCCGTCCAGGATGAGGTCCCGATCCGCGGCCTGCTCGAAGCGGGTGGCGAGCGGGGCCAGCGTGTAGATCACGAATTCGAGGCCCATTTGCTCGACGTCGAGCTCGGCGTCGGTGCGGATGCCGATCTGGTGCGGCATGACGCCGAAGAAGCGGCAGATGTCGATCGCATTGAAATTCAAGCTCTCCAGCCACTGGCTGTCGCGGTTCGAGAGGCCCAGCTCGTGGAGCTCCATCCCGTCCTGGAGGATCGGCGGGTTGCCGGCGTTCTCGGGCCCGGCATGGAGCTTTCGCCAGCCCTCGCGGAAGTTGCGTTTCGCGTCGGGCGTCCACGTCTTGCCGGCGGGCCGCGAGACCCAGAACGTCGGCAGCCCCCCGTTGCGGAAGAGCGAGGCGCCGTGGGTCTGCTGCGCGATCGACAGGCCGATCGTGTTCTGGGCGTATTGGAGAACCGAAACCCCGGTCACCGAGTTCAGCGAGAGTCCGCGGACGTGGAGCATCTCGGAGGCCGAGTAGTGCTCTTCCTTGCCGGGGTGCGGCCGGTAGGTGTATTTCAGGGTGCGGTCGGGGAGCTGGTCCACCGTCATGAAGTCCGGGTTCAACGGCCAAAGCTCGATGCCCCGGCCCTGGTCCACGATGCGATTGTAGAAGTTGCCCCGCAGACAGATGTGGGCGACGCCCATTTCCTTCCACTCGATGGGCGTCATCCAGCGGTTGGGGCGCGTGTGGAGAACGTCCCACAGGTAGTAATCCGGGGCCGGCCGCACGGCGCCGCCGCCCAAGCGGCGCATGACCTTCCACGGCAACGCGCCCAGCGATTCCCGCAGGACGCGGATGCACGAGAACACCGCGCCCACTTTCAGGGCGTTGTCGGGCTTGACGACGATACCGGTCGCCGTCGGCGGCGTGACCGGCTGGTACCAGAACGGATCCAGCGGGCCGGGCGTAGCCGAGGAGCGAGGCGCAGGGAGGAAGTCGCGGAAGGCGCGGGCGAGGTCGAGCATGGCGGGGTTGCCAGTGGTCAGTGGTCAGTCGTCAGTTGCGGGCCGCTGCGCGTTAGTAGGGTTACGCCGTCGGCTCGCCAAACCTTCATCCTTGATCCTTCATCCTTCATCCTTCGTCTCCGACTTCAGCAGGGCGCCGGCCGTGCCGATGCAGGTTGCGCCCAGGAAAATCAGGGCGATGGCGGGATGGACGAGCCAGGCCCCGGCAGCGATCGCCCCGATGCCCAAGAGCACCAGCCAGTTGCGAGTGAGCACGAGAGCGCGGTCGGGGGGGGGAATGTCGCGGGTCATCATGGCAGGATTCAGGGTGTGCAGGGTGGGAGGCTCGTAAACGGTATTGCCGTCCGACATGGTTCAATCTCCAAAGAGGCCGTCCAGGCGGCGGACCTCGGCCAGGACGGCGGAACATTCCTCGCTCCGGCCGGCGTCGGAGAGCCGCAGGGCGTAGCGTTCCAGGGCGTCGCGGATCGTGCGGCGGTAGGCCGTTGCCGTGCATTCGATCTTCTGGCCGCCGGCGAGGGTTTCGATCGCCGCCGCGGCTACCTTGGATTCCGGCGGGGGCGGATCCGCGGCGGCGGCTTTGGCCTTGCGGCCGGTTCGGGCCTTGCGAGCGCGGCCGTCCGCGGTCCGTGGTCCGTGGTCCGTCGCCGAAGAGTCCTGCGGGCCCTCCTCGGCGGAAACACCGGTCTCGGCCGATTCGGGCGGCGACTGACCACTGACCACCGACAATTGACCACTTTCCTCTTCTTCCATCAGGTCCTCCACGCAAAACACGGTCGGGGTGTCCTCGTCCGTCTCGTAGGCACTCGGGGGCTCGGGCGGGGCCCAGGCTCCGGAAAGGCCCATCACGCCGGCCACGATGCCGTCGATCGAGCGGATGTCGTTGGGCTTGGGTTTCACGGGCCGCTTGTTGCGGTTCGAATCGGTCCAGACCTTGCAGTGCCCGGCCTGCCAGGTGAGGAGGGCGTTGCGGTTGTGCTCGAGCCGGCCGCCGAGCACGAGCCGCTCGTATTCGGCGGTGGGGCCCGCGAAAGTCATCAGGGTCTGGGGGAACTTGATGACCTCGCAGTCGGGGTAATGCTCGGTGACCCACTGGGCCGTGTCGGCGCCGTACATCGGGTCGTAGCGGAACGACAGGACCTTGAACTTCTCGTGGCCCGCGGCCAGGGCCTCGCGAATCAGGCTGTATTCGATGACCGCCCCGGGAACGATGGTGAGCCAGCCGGCCTGCTCCCACACGCGGTAATCGAGGAGGTGCTTCCGCTCTTCGACCGTCTTCTCCGGGATCCAGAAGTGTACGAGCTGGCGGTAGCTGGTCCGGCCGTCCTCCCGCTCGACCGGGAAGACGCGGGCCACCGCCGACATGTCCCCGGTCAAGGAGAGGTCCAGGGCCTCATGGCACTCCGCTCCCTCCAGGTCCGCCTCGGAGAAATCGGCGCCGCACTTCTCCCAGGCGGGGATCGAGAGCCAGGGCGAAACGGCCGTGTCCCACACGCCATAGGTCAGGCGGAGGAGGTTCGGCAGCTCGCTCGGCGTCTGGATCGCGTCGCGGATGTCCTGCAGGAGGTCGCGCTCCTGGATGACGTGGCCCAAGCCGGGATTGCAGCGGCGGGCGATCGGCAGCTCGCACGATCCGGCCTTGACCGCCTCGATCTCGGCTTCCGCCTCCTCGCGGCTGGCCGAGAGGATCAAGGCGAAGAAGTCGTCGTCGTAGCTCGTGCCGTCGAGGATCGCCTTGGCCTTCTCCCGCTGGCGGTAACACAGGCTCTGCAGGTTGTCGCCGGCGTTGGTGATCACCAGCAGGAGCGGCTGCCGGCGGGCGCGGAAGGCATAGCGGATCGAGCGCCATAGTTCGTCCCCGTACCACTCGTGCAGCTCGTCGGCGATCGCAAAGTGCAGGCTCGGGCCGTGCTTGCCGCGGGGCGCGGCCGACACGGCGCGGTAGTAGCTGTTCGTGGCCGGATAGCTGATGTTGAACGTCGAGCGGTTGATCTTGAGGACCGCGGCCAGCTTGGGCGACTCGTCGGCCATCGTCACCGCGTCGTCATGCACGACGCGGGCCTGGTTCTTGTCGCCGCCGAGCGACCAGATTTCCGCGCCGGGCTCCTCGTCGCCGGCGAGCATGTACAAGCCGCTGCCCGCGGCCATCGTGCTCTTGTAGTTTTTCTTGGGCAGCTCGACGTAGCTCCGCCGGAAACGCCGCGTGCCGTCGTCGCGGACCCAGCCGAACAGCGGGGAGAAAAATTGCTCGCGCTGCCAGTCGTTGGGGACGAACGGCTCGCCTCTCCACTGGCCTTTCGTGTGGCACAGGTTCGCCGCGAACCAATCGCAGACGTACGTTGCCAGCCGCTCGTTGAACCGGCAGCCGTTGCGGACCGCGCGCTCGTCGGCGGGACCGCGGATCCAGCGGGACTGCGACCGCGCCGAGGCTCGGATCTTTCCGGGAGGCTTCTTGCCGGCGGCGACCGCCGCCACGATCGGGC